TTGCTCTGAGCCAACTAAAGCGGCACTAAACGCTTCCCTTATGGGAACTGGCAAGACACTTATGGGTGTCGAGGTTGTCAAGAGACTGGGCTCTAAGACTGTGCTAATCATTGGCCCACTGAACACCTACTGGGGCTGGTGGGACACTATTCAGCGACAGACAGGCTACGCTTCAGTTATCTCACGCATTGACTCAAGCAAGGCTGGTAAGCAGTTTCTTGAAGACCTCAAGGCAGGTAAGTCCGGCTGGTATTTCATTGGTCGTGAGTATTTCCGCACAATCGAATGGAAGGGTATCGTTCCTGATGCTGTGCTGATTGATGAGTGCCACTTCGCTCAAAACCGCAACAGCAAGTCTTTCAAGGCCCTAACGCACCTCAAGGCTGGCTTCAAGTTGTCAATGTCTGGAACTCCGTCTGGTAATAAGTTTGACGGCTTCTGGGCTGTGACGCGCTTCCTGTGGCCAGATGTTGTGCCAAAGTCTTTCTGGTCTTGGGCACTTGACTACTGCGATATGGGCTATTCACCTTTTACTAAATATGACATCAGGGGAGAAGCAGAGCCAGGTAAATTTGTATCTACCCTGCCTTGCTACATTCGCCTTGAAACTAATCACAATCTTGAGGTTGTCGAGGAGACTCGCTATGTAGACCTACTGCCAGCACAGCGCAAGTTGTATGACAAGTTTGAGCAAGACCTCGTTGTCTGGCTTGGCGAGAACCCAATGGTTGCTGAAGTGCCTATCGCGGCTCGTATTCGACTGCGACAGATGACCTTAGCTGTGCCATCAATGACAGATGAGGGCGAGATTATCTTCGCTGAAGATGCTAAGTCTACCAAGTTTCAGGCGCTTCAAGAGATTATCGAAGATAATCCAAATGATGCTATGTTGCTATTGACAGATAGTCAAAAGTATGCTAAACTCGTTACAGATAGACTAAACAAGAAAGCACCTGTTGCTTTCGAGTGGTCTGGCAAGGCTAATCAGAAACAACGAGAAGAAGCCAAGCAGGCTTTTCTAGCTGGTGAGCTAAAGTATATCGTAGCGGTTATCCCAGCTATTGCCGAAGGTGTAGACGGACTACAAGATGTATGTTCGACTATTGTTTGGCTATCTCACAGTGACAGCAACATTCTTAATCAGCAGGTTCTTGACCGCATCCGCAGACGTGGACAGAAGGAGACCGTAAAGATTTATGACATCGTTGCTCGTGACACTTATGACGAAGGACAGATTTCAACTCTGCTTCAGCGTCAGCTAGATATGAACGCATCGCTTAAAAAGGAGACTAATGAGCAAGATGAATGAACAGTGGCTAGATGAGCAATATAACTGGCCAGCAATCGGAGAACTTAAGGAGAGTAATGAACGAGAATAATGTGCAAGCAATCAACGAATATATGGACTGGTTGCGAGACAAGCGAATGTATCCACCGACAGGCTCGCCTGAAGAGTGGCTTGAGGAACAGCTAAACACAGACGCACGAAAGCGACTAAACCTGCTATCTGACTACTTGCTAAACCTTGATGAGTTGCTTGATAGCGACTACTCAGAGGTGTTAGTAAAAATCCATTCTTTTGTATTTGACCCATTGGAGGTAATTGAAGATGACCCAGGAGTATAACAAGGTAGTTGATTACTACCCAGTTGTGAATGATAACGAAGCACCTATTGAGCGACCTGCTCACTTGGAAGCCAAGAAGACTGCTCGTATCAACCCTGACTCTATCCCTGTGCTTGGAACGGCAGTTGTGCTTGTCACAATCTTGATGGTCTCATCATTCGCTGTTTCATTCAGTGGCATCTACGAGGTGTCAGCGTGGACTGGTATTCCTAAGTTCATTCAATGGCTACCTGCATTATTTATCGATGCTGCAATTCTGGCATATACTATCTCACTTATCGTGTTTAAGGCTCGTGGTGAATCGACTTGGAGGACACTACTTGGGCTATCTGGTTTCGCTTTGGTATCTATCTTTGCTAACGCTACTCACACAATCGCTTATTGGGATGGGTCTTTGGCCGATTACCGCGCTTGGATGGGCGTTGTTATTACTGCCTCTGCTCCAATTGCTGTCCTACTTGCTTCAGAAGAGATTACGCGATTGGCTTTCAAGGGCGACAAGTGAGTAAGCCCGACTGGGCAGAACGCTTACAGAGGACATTTAAACGCAAGTATCAGCAAGGTTATCAAGATGGCTGGAACGAGGCTACACAAGCCTACAAAGGCTATTTAGTAATGACACCAGCACTACTCGAAGACTACAAGCGACAGGCTCGCAAGGAGGAATATGACAGACTACAAATTCAAAAAGAAACCTAGAGGCACACACTGCTCTAAGGGTCACGAATTCACAGATGACAACACATTCATCCGAGCATATGACAACGCTCGTGTATGTCGTGAGTGTCGCAAGCAGTATGCTAGAGAGAAGTATCAGCGCAACAAGGATAAGAACGGTGGAGTTGCTCGACCTCGCAAGGATAAAATCCAGATGTTTGAGCTATCTGAATCTATACCAGTGCTTGACAAAGCAGAGAAAGCGTGGTATGATTTACAGGCAGGACTTGCAGAAAACAAGACACCTTGCCTTGGTAAAGCAGAAGATTACGCTGACTATTCATCATTCAAGTCTGCTGATGAAGCAGAAGAGATGTGTTATGGATGTCCGCTAATCAAGCAGTGCTACGACTTCGCTGTGCTTAATGAAGTCAATGCTGGTATCTGGGGAGGAATTGTTATGGATGAGGGAGGAAGTGTTTTATTTGACGTTATCTGATGCACAAGTAAAGCAGATGGTTGTAGACCTATTTCTACAGAAGTCTGAAAGAGATAAGCAACACAAGGTCGGAGCGTCAAATATCTCAGACCCATGCACGAGACACTTGGCTCACGCATTACTTGGAACTCCGGAAGCGGAGCAAAAGTATTGGATGGGTGGCAAGATTGGAACGGCTATTCACAGTTTCCTTGAAGATGCTATCGAGAAAAGTAACGATAGTCTTCTTGATGGCGCAATCGTGGAGCAGAAGATTGAATTAGGTCACATTAAAGGTTATGGCGATGTATCAAGCAAGCCAGACCTTGTGCTACCTAATGCACGTCACTTGCTAGACTGGAAAACATCTAGCCGAGCTAAGGTCAAGAAGATGCAGAACTTAACTGACGGACTGAAGAACTATCCGGACTCAGCCTACACGCTGAAGAAGTATATTGGCCAGGCTCAGTTATACGCTTGGGGACTAAACAACTCAGGCATCCCAATTGACCGAACTACTTTGGTGTTTCTAAATCGAGATGGCACTAACGCCAATGACATCTGGACTTACTCTGTGGATTACAGTGAGGAAATAGCGCTTGCGCTATGGAATCGAGTTAGTAACCTATGGGCCGAGTTAGAGAGTGGTGCTCATCCTGACAGCTACACCGCAACCGAGCACTGCTACAAATGCTCTGTTGGAATTTAACGACACGCCGATAAACGCACATATTTGACTACAAGAATCATATGTGTTATAATATCTACTCAACAACAATTCTTTAGGAGGAATAATGAGTTCAGAATTTCCCGAACTAGCATTTGCTCAGTTCATTCACAAGGCAGAAGCCTTGAACGCACCGAAGAGCATCTTGCTTTACGGTGACGCAGGTCGAGGTAAGACTTGGCTTGCAGCATCAATCTCAGCAGTCGAGGAATACAATCCTGTGCTACTGATTGACGTAGAGGGTGGCGCATCAGCTATCGCTCGTGACTGGAAGAACGTAGACGTAATCAACATTACGACCCACGAGCAGTTCCAGTCTGTGATGGATGGTTTGTTAAACACCCAGCACAAGTATAAGACGGTAATCATTGACACCATCGGTGTTGTGATGGACCGAGCAGAGAAGTTCTTTGGTGAGAAGCCGGAGAACAAGAGTAACAAGTTTGGTCGCTGGGGCGACCTAAAGAACTGGGCTAACGAGGTCTTCCGAGCGTTGCACACTGCACCGTTCGTAAGCATCCTGCTTGCCCACGCTCTTGATGACAAGGATGAAAACACTGGCGCAGTAAAGACAACAGCCATGCTTCCAGGTTCATTCAAGAGCACACTCCCTTCAATTCCAGACATCGTTGGATATCTTGGTGTAGAAAACACTGAAGAAGGTCCACAGCGAGTTCTGGTCGTTGGACAGTCTGACCGATTGGTAACCAAGAACCGCTTTGGTTTGCCACCGAAGATTTACCAGCCAACCATGAAGGGCATCATCGACACTATCAATCAAGGAGGTAACAAATAATGAGCAACATTCAGTTCAACATTTCACAGGAGGCGCTAGACGCTTCAGCATCATCAGACTACACCCCGATTCCAGAGGGTAGCTATAACGCTACAATCTTTGAAATCAAGCAGGAGTTCGTGAAGTCTGGCCCAAACGAGGGTAAGCCTCGCTTTAACATCCAGTTCCGCCTATCAGATGCACCATACGCTAACCGTCGTGTATTTGGTTACGTTGCGTTGTATGCAGCAGGTGACTTCTGGAAGAC